CAGAAGGACGACTTCATGACTCAATGGCGCTCGAAGATGCAAGGCGGCACGAACAGCGTCGCCCTGCTGGAAGCCGACATGGACTACAAGGCCATCGGCGTGAACCCGTCGGATGCCCAGCTGCTGGAGACTCGTCAGTACAGTGTGTTCGACATCTGCCGGTTCTTCGGTGTGAGCCCTCAGAAGGCCTACGACATGAGCACCCAGAGCTACAACGGCATCGAGGCGAGCCAGCTGGCGTTCCTCACCGACACGCTGCAGCCGATGCTTGAGAAGATAGAGCTGGAATTTGAGCGCAAGCTGTTCCTGCCCAGCGAGAAGTTCAAGTACGACGTGAGCTTCGACACCAGCATGATGCTGCGCACCGACAAGAACGCTCAGGCCGAATACTACACCAAGATGTTCAACCTCGGCGTGCTGACGACGAACGACATCCGCAAGCAGCTCGACTACGAGCCGGTGAAGAAGGGCGACCAGCCGTTCATCCAGAGCAACCTCGTGCCCATCGACAAGCCGATGACCGCCACGCAGGCCCAGCAGCAGCCCAACCCTTCCAAGAACGGCAGCAACAACCAGGAAGAGGACGACGAAACGCAGAAATAACAGATAAGACACAACATGGAAGGAAAGATTACTATTTTGGGCAAGGAGTACACGATGAGGCATTGTGTACGCGCCCGTATGATGGCCGAAGCCATCAGCGGCAGCATGTGGACACTCTGCACGCTGACCGGGCAGTATGTGTACTTCTACGCCTGCATCCTTGCCGGCACGAAGGGCGTGGAGATGACGTTCAATGAGTTCCTGGACATCATCGACAAGAACCCCGCCCTGATGCAGGAGTTCCAGGAGTTCTCCATCAAGGCCCTGAAGGCCGAGGAGTCGCTCCTGAAGAAGGAGCCCAAGGAGGGCGACGGTAGTGGAAAAAACTGACTTGGACTGAGGTCTACCAGATCCTGGTAGTCGAGCTTGGCCTCAGTCCGAGTTATGTGCTCGACGAGATGCAGCTGTACGAGATGCAGCCCCTTTTGGACAAGGCCTACCTGAAGAACCGCGAGAGCTGGGAGCAGACGCGCATGATATGCGGCTACCTGCACAGGGCATGGTTCAAGGGTTCGCCGAAGATGCAGTTCCCCTGGGACACCGACAAGAGCGAGCAGGTGGTGACGCGCGAGCAGCGTGACAAGCTGCTGGCCAAGATGGCCGAGGAGGAGCGCAGGATGGAGAAACGTAAACGAGAAAAAGACAGATAGCAATGGCAAACACCAACATCAAGGTAGGCGCTGACATGACATCCTTCGACCAGTCGATGGATCAGAGCGCGAAGAACGCGGAGAAGTCGTTCAGCGAAATCATGAACAGCGTGAAGACCAGCGGCGCGAGCGTGAAGAAGGAGTTGCGTCAGATTACGAACGCGATGACGAGCATGCTTGCCAGCGGTGTGAGCCCTGCCAGCGAGGAATACCAGAAGCTGGCGAAGCGCGCCGGTGAGCTGAAGGACGCCATGTCCGACGTGACCGAGGAAATCAACGCCCAGGCCAACGACACGCGGAACATGACGCTTGCCTTCGGTGCACTTGCTGACGGTATGAGCGTGTTCCAGGCGGGTCAGGCCGCCATGTCGCTGTTCGGCCTGGAGAGTGATGATGCCGCGAAGGCCATCCAGAAGATGATGGCCGCACAGCAGGTCCTGAACAGCGTCCAGGCCATCGGCAACAGCCTCACCTCGAAGTCGACGCTTCTGGGCAAGGCCTATGCGACGGTGAAGGGCCTCATCACGGCCGGAGCCGGTGCACAGGCGACAGCCGAGGGAACGGCAGCAGCTGCCACCACAGGCCTTGCCGCCGCCGAGGGAGGTGCCACAGTAGCCACTACGGTGCTGACGGCAGCCATCAACGCCCTTCCCTTCGTTGCCGCTGCCGGTGTTGCCACCATCTTCGTCGGCGTGCTGAGTGAGCTCATCAGCGATGCCAAGGAGACCGCCCATGAGCTGGAGCTGCTCAGGGAGACCACCCATGCCATCAGCGACGCCAACGGCGAGGCCGCGAAGACCTACATGAGCTCCTCTTTGGAGCTGGAGAAATACAGCCGCCAGATTGTGCACTTCAACGGTACGGAGAAGGAAGAGAAGAAGCTCGTCGACGAGCTGAACCAGAAATACGGCGATACGATGGGCCACTACAAGACCCTGAGCGACTGGAAGAACACCCTTATTAGTCAGAGCGACTCCTACTGCAAGATGCTTGCCGAGGAGGCGAAGGCGCAGGCACTTGCCGCCAAGATGGGCGAGCTCTACGCCAAGCAGGTGACCGGAGAGATCAGCTTCAAGGACTACACCGCCCAGGTGAACACCCTGAAGGACGCCTGGAACAATGCCCTCGAGGGCGTGCAGCTGTACAAGACGCTGCTGAAGACCGCCCCGAGGGTGAACGAGGTGACTGGTACCGGCGACGGCAAGAGTGGCGGCAAGAGCAGCAGCAAGGGAGGTGGCGGCAGGTCCACCAGCCTCACCGAGACGCTGCACACCATGGAGCAGGTGGACAGCCTCATCAGCAGCCTCAACTCCAAGATGAACGCCGAGACCGACCTTGCCAAGAAGCTCGACCTCAGCCAGCAGCTGAAGCAGGTGGAGCAGTTCCGTAAGAGCATCTGGGAGATCAGTGAGATTACCGCCCCCGGCGGTGCCACCGTCTCCGACCTCGCGGGCCTCGGCCTTCCAGAGCCCGCCGACCTGCAGTCGATGCTCGGTCCTCTGAACGAGATACTCGACGAGTTCAACGCCAACCAGATGGCCCGTCTGCTGGCGCAGCAGCAGGCCATGGAGAACTTCAAGGAGATGCTGAGCGGCAGCGTCGGCAACATGGTGGACGACTTCTCCATGCTCGCACAGATGTTCGAGGACGGAGGCATCAGCGCCACCGACGCGGCCGCCGGACTCGTCGTGATGGGCAACGCCTTGAAGCGTCTCGGGCAGAACGGTCCCGTCGCCAAGGCCGGTGCCGTGCTGGCCTCCATCGGTCAGATCATCCTCGGCTTTGCCCAAGCCAGTGCACAGGCCGGCAGCCTCGGCCCGTTCGGCTGGCTCGCCTTCGTCGGTGCGGGACTCGCTGCGGTAGCCACCACCATCGCCACCATCCAAGGCTTCAACACCGGCGGTATCGTTCGCGGTGCCGGTGCCTACGACACCGTTCCCGCCATGCTCACTCCCGGTGAAGCCGTGCTGACGCGCAACGACCAGGCGCGTCTGTGGAGGCTGCTGCGCAACGGCGGAGGCACGATGGGCGCACAGCCCGAGGTGCGGCTGCGCGTCGTAGGCACAGACCTTGTCGGCGTGCTTGGAAACGTCGGCGCGGTATATGGAAAGATTGATTGATTAGGTGTTAGAATAGTAGATTTTTAAGTTGATTGAATTTCAGTTAGTTTACATTTTTTTGGACTGAGAGGAAAAGCAGCCACCCGCGACGGGCAGCTGCTTTTCTGGTATATAGAAGCAAAATGAAAGAAGGCTATTCGGACAGTGACGTGAGGAGCTCACCGGCATAGTGCGGGTTCATGAGCAGCACTCCGAGCGCCTCGATGCAGGCGATGACTCCGTCGATCTTCTTTTTGTCGATGGACTTGTTAGGTTTCACGTTTCCGTTCCAGTCGCTTTTGAGCTCGACGTTTCGGAAGCAGAACAGCGTGATGGCGTTCGCGTCGATGGTGAGTACCGGTTCCTTTCCTTCCTTTGCCTGGTGCGACGCCATGAGGATGAGGCGCTCCAGTTCGCGCGTGGGCCTGTTGAAGTTTCCGAGCGTCTGCCCGTATTCCTCGAGCGGCATGCCCAGCGAGGTGCAGTCGATGGCCCACTGTGTGGCGTTCCACTTGTCGTAGCCTATCGACACGATGGTGACGTAGCGGTTATGGCGGATGATGTCCTGCGTGATGTAGTCGTAGTCGGTGACGTTGCCTGGCGTGACGTGCAGCTCTCGCGTCTGCTTCCACAACCGGTACTTCTCCTTGTCCGTCTTCGTCTCCAGTGCCTCCTCAGGGCAGTAGTAGTCGATATAGAGATAATACCGTTCGTCGTGGCGTATGAGATAGGACACCGCCGTGAGGTCGCTCACGGCCGAGAGGTCAACGCCGACGTAGCACAGGTCCTCGTCAGGATTGAACATCGTCCAGTCGATAGGTCGCGATATGCTCACAAGCTTCTGCTCAGGGATCCACACCTCGGCGACGTCGCACCAGATGTTCAGGTTCTTCGTCTTCACGTTAGTCTCCTCACGCGGGTTGTTGACGGCCGTGTTCACTTCAGAGCGCAGCCACGCCCGCGACACCGTCACGTCGAGGTTCGGCGCGCATTTCGGCCAGTTCCGCTCGTCGCGCCAGTCGTCGTCGGCATCCATCTCGTAGATGGCCACGAAGAACTCCTCGTCTCGCTTGATACCACTCACTACCTCCACCCCGTAGTTGCGCAGCTCGTAGCAGGGCAACGTCTTGTCGAAGCCTGCCGTCGTGATGGTGCAGAGGTGAGGGTTCTCGCGCATACCCATGGATGACTTGATGACGTCGCGCACCGACGAGTCAGGCGCGGAATGGTACTCGTCGATGATGCCGAATGAGGCATTGTAGCCATCGAGCGTCGAGTCGTCGGCTGCGAAGACGTTCATCACCGAGTCGTTAAGTAGAAACTGAATTTGGTCGCGGTAGGCCACGAGGTCCTTCTTCTCCGGATCGAGCGCCTTCGCGAAGTTCTTTGCCATTCGGAAGGCGATTTTCGCCTGGTCTTTTGAGTTTGCGGCGAGGTCCACCTCGGCACCGTCCTCATAGTCGGCGATGAGCATGTAGAGTGCTATGGCCGCCACCAGCGCCGTTTTTCCTTGCTTACGGCTCATCTCGATGTATGACTGGGTGAAGCGCCGGCAGCCCGTGTCACGGACGTACCACCCGACGATGTTCGCCACAATCCACTGTTGCCACGGCTGGAGGATGAACGGTTTGCCCGAGAATTTGCCGGTGGTGTGTTTGAGGAGCGAGATGAAGTCGATGCAGCGGTCCACCGTCTTATAGCGAAGCTGTATGTCACGACGCTTCATGTCGTCCAGGAAGCGCTTGCACGCCTTCTGGATGTATTCCCCAGCGACGACGCGGCCTTCGACGACATCCTGGGCATATCGGACATATACCTTCTTGCTCCTGCCCATCTCACTTCTTCATGAACGCCGACAGCGGCGACTCCTTCTTCGGTTCGGCGCCCTTGCCCAGTTCCTTCCGGGACTTCGGCAACAGTCCGTACTCCTTCATGATTTTCAGCGCCATCGTCTCTGCCTGGTTCATGATGGCGATTTTCGGGTTCGCTATCAGTCCTCCCTTCTCGCCCTTTACCAGGAGTCCCTCTGCGCTGATGGCCGTGGCGCACTCGCAGAACGTGTTGAGCTGCACACCCAGTATGCTGATGGGCATGGGGTCGAGGGCGCACATGGAGCGCGTGTCCTCGAGGTGCGCCTTCACCTCGGCGATATAGGCCAGCACCTCTTCGCGACAGGATGCCAGCGTCATGATCTGCGGCGTGAACTGCCGCTTAGCGTTTTCTTTTTTCATGCAGGTGTATATTTGTATGGCATTCCTTGCAGAGCGCCATAAGGTTAGCGGGATTGTATGCCATCTCCAGCCGTTTCAGGCCGTCGAAGTCGGTGAAGGACACGCGGTGGTGCA